AAAATTATTAACCATACCTAGTGCGAAGAATGTTTTGCCTGTGGCTTGTTCTCCTGCCAATGCAGTAATCTTATTATTGGGCACACCACCGTATAGACTGCCACTGACTAGAGCATTAAGAATATAAGAGCCAGTATCAAGCCATCCAGTAAATTCAGCAGAATTACCACCATCTGATAATAGATGAGTATTATCATCATTCAACGATTTTACCATATTCTTAAAATAATTATTCGATTCCAACATTTTTTCTCCTTTGTTTTAAAACTATATAATATTTTTGATCTTGTTCGAAGGTATAACTGAATGGTAGATTATACCCCCAAGGTGTTTGTAATGGATCCCAACCCGTTATTTCTAACAATCTCTCTTTACTCAACATACCATTATTATCGCATAAAGGACGTAAGAAGTCAACAAAATTATTCACCCACGGATCATCAGCTTGTACATGATAATGATTTTTATCAGGAGGAGGTTTCATTCAAAAAATTCACCTGACAGTATCGCTTCCACTTTTTCCATTTGCTTCTCAATGATAGGACCTCTTCCTGGCCAATGAATATACTCTTGATTCTGTGTTCGATATAGACTACCTAACAATGGCATAACAATCTTAGCCATTTCGTTTACTTTCTTATTAGCAACGGAATCAGCTAGTTGCTTACGTTCTTCTACTATACTATCATTATCATATATTAAACTTAGTAGTTGATCAATCTTTTTTTCTACATTTTTAATACTATCTAACTTAGCTTCAAGTCTACGTTCTAATAGCCCCAAGTCTTCTTTAGCAGCTAATGCTGGTCGATCGGCTTGGGAGGCGGTTTCTTCGTCTACAACTTTCTTTCTATAAGTATCTTCGTCTATTGCGGTCAGACCAGATACCCATCCAGTCATATCCATTTCGTCCCATTTACTCATTGTATTCTCCGTGCTTTTCTGTTTGATTTCCCCAACTATCCCATCCTTGCCGTGTATTACGAGCAAACAATTCTAGATAGGGGCCGTCTAATAATGTTTCTATGCCACTGTAAATTTCATCAGGCTTTCTACTATGTTCCCTTCTTTTACTTATAACTAATTGTCTCACTGATTTAGATTTTCTTTGTGGTTTGCCTTTAGTAGCTAGTAAACACATCTCTGGATTACTTCTAGTCCAATAACCAAGACCAGTGAAGAACCCCAATGAGGTCTTATTAGACTTGGCCCAAGTAAAACCTACTGTCTTATACTTAAATCCCCATGCTTCAATTACTTTGAATGCTTCTTGTAATAAAGGATCCACTACCCACATTAATAGTGTACAATCTTTATCGGCCAAGTGACTGATAGGTAGATTACAAATATCATCAATAGACATACAGTTATAATGTTGATTGGGATTTCGGTCTTCTCCCTTCTTTGAGAAATTCTTGAAATACCACGGCGGATCTGCATATATCACACTATATTTCTTATCAGGTAACTCAACCAAAGAAATCCCCCAATGTATATTGCTTCTCAGATTTCCATCCCATCGCATTTAAGATGACCTGAATGGGATCTAAGAAACTCTTCACGAACTGTGTATTATAGTCTATATACTGCTCCAAGTCAAGTTCTTTCGGGATTACATTAACAAAGCCGAAGACATTTTCTTTGATTGGATTAGGCATCAACATATACAGAAACTTCATCTTGTTACCAGATTGTATACGCTCATACTTATTGCCAAGATCGTTATCATCTAACTGCTTATTGTATAGCAAGGCCGCGCGAACATGAATAGGAGTGCCCTTCGTATAAAGACTAGAGCTATCTGCAAACTTTCTCATATCTGATACGCCACGAGGAAATGCTATCTCTTCTGGAGATAATTTCATATACTCTTGTCTAAGATCGTCTATATGTTTTTGAACATCTGCTTCAGTAGTAGTGATAATCTTTCTGATAGTATCAGTGATTAATTGTTTACATACTTGAGGAGTAGAAGATCGGACTGCTTCAATACCAGTTAACTTCAATTTGGGTTCAGCGAATCGAACGCCTTCGCTATCAAGCACATTGGCGATGTATCGTTTCTTAGCGGTCCATATTGCTTTGTCGGCTATGATTTCGCGGGCCATCACCATTTTCTGGCGAGGTGCTTTCATATATGTTTGAAGTTCATCGTAACCAGATTCAAGTTGTTTCTCAATATGAGTCCCTACTTTGTTTAGAAAAGTTACAATCTTGTCCTTATCTGTTTCGTCTGGTAACACTTTTGATACTAAGGGTCCAAAGTTAATATAGACCGAATCAGTATCAATAGCGATTACATAATCTGTATTAGTTTTCAATTCTTTATTTAGATATTCATTAAGTATCTTTTCAGCCCAACGAATAGTATATTGACCGGTAATAGTAATTGCTTCAGCTACTCGTACATCGAAATATCTAAAGTATTTATTTGCTAAAGCGCCATAAAATGAATTCATAGCAATTTTAATTGCCATCTGGTTATTATCCAGTAATGATATTTCTCGTTCTATACTATCGGTCTTATTCTTCTGATATCTCTGTTGAGCATCGATCATCTTTTGTTTGATAACAACTCGTTCATCATAATATTCTTGAATGATTTGTGGNATGATACCATGTACATCATTACGAAACAATTGGCCAGAAGCGGTAAGACAAGTACCNATTGGGATATCAATATCAGGCATATCTAATAGTTTATCTACAGTAGTATCAGGAATAATATTATTCACAATAGTTTCTGGACTCATATTATACTGCATAATCAGATGAGGATATAGACTGTTCAAATCAAACGAAACGACCCATTCATGCATACCAATTATGGGTTGTTTTACATGACCCCCTTCAATCGAAGTAGTATAATTGGAAAACTTCTTTGGGGGAACAGCAATCTTTCTCGATTTAAATTCATTATAAAGAATAGCATCCCAGATACCAACAGTACCCAGTGCTTCGTTTAAAGTACATTTAGCACGATATGCCATAGTCAATACAAGATCGATTAGACCTAACTTATCTTCTAGTTTGTCTACCAGTTCTACATCTTTAATATTATATTCTACAAACTTTTGATAGTCATGTTTATAGAGTAAATGGAGTGATCCATGCTCACTATAGTCCAATTTCTTTTCGCCTAGAACTATATTAGCAATATGATCAAGTTTATAAGATTCTTGTTGGCCTAGTGTATTGAGTGTAAACTTTTTGAATAGATCTATATAATCGAGTTGAGTTATACCCTTGATGTCATAAGAATCATGCCCCCCTATCGTATCGTCTTTACCACCACCATTAGCTCTACCTCTTGTTGTATAACCAGCACTTTTACTTGGTCCAACCATACGCCATGGAGATAATCCCAATATGGCTTCATCGCCTAAGACGCGAGCAATTCGATTGATTATGTAGGGAACATCAAATCCTTCGGTATACCAACCGGTAAGAATATCGGGAATATGATTCTCCCAGTATTCTAGAAAATCAAGTAGAAGATCCCTTTCATCAGCACACTTGCGATATAGAACGTTTTGGGAACATTTATCGGCGTTGAATTCTTTAGTGCCCCAAGTATGATAGATGCTTCCGTTATTGTTCTTGATAGTTATTGTAATGATTTCATACTTTGCTTCTTCTGGCTCAGGAAATCCATCTTCAGAACCAACCTCAATGTCAATAGTACAAATATTAATCTTCGTCCGATCATATTTTACAGTGCCAGGAAATACTTCACTAATGAATTGGTGAATATAATTAGAGCTACCATATACTTTGAAGTTGGATACATCATCATATTTCTGCAAGAACTCTTTACAGTCTCGCATAGTACCGGGTTGAATCTCAGCTAAGGGTTGNCCCTCTAGCGATTTCCAATCACCATCATTATTTGGAATATGAAACGTCGGCTCAAACTTAATCTTCTTCGTGACTGGGCCTCTTTTATCATAGCCACGAAATAGAATGCTGTTGCCGTATCGATCTACATTTGTATAAAACAAAACACCTCCATAAAAAAAGGGGAGAGCAATTTCTTACTCTCCCTAGTATAGCATTATCTATGTTCTGTGTCAACAGTTATATTATCCGAGTCTTACAAATGGATTGTATTCTACTAGTGAAACAGAGATGGAAGTAAAGGTCTGAACAATTTTAGTTATTACACATAAAACGACAAACATTCCAATAACTCCAGCGAAATAAACTAGGGCGGGATTATCTCTGATAAAATCTATCATACTACTCCATACCCCCTAGTTCTTAGTTTCTCAAGATTTTTCAACCTTAATTCTAGATCTGCTACATCTACAGACTGGTTTAAGTATCTTTCTTCCCATGTAGAGAAAAAGGATACAATACATTTATATAATTTATTCATTTAGTATTTGTGGTTCCCCCTTAGTTTCTTTTTTTTTGTTGATACCAACTTTTCGAGGCTTTTTGTTTTCAGGAACAATGTCTTCGAGGAATACTTTGAGCATTCCGTTGATGAGTGACGCATTTTTAACTTCAATAGTTTCTGAAAGATTGAAAGTTCTAGTGAATCCACGATTAGCAATCCCCCTATGTAAATATGGACTATCGTCTTTATTGTCTCCGATAGCCCCTACGATCTTTAGTACATCTCCTTCAATTTCGATATCTATATCATCTTCAGAGAAACCAGCAACGGCCAGTTCAACCACATATAGATCTTCTTCTCTTCGAATATTATAAGGCGGGTATGATTGGGTTCTTGTCATTGTATTATTGAATTCATGCAACCTATTGTGCATTCGGTCAAATCCTACAAAGAATGGTGAATTTAGTAGATTAAATAAATCTTTAGTCATTAGTACCTCCTTAAGGCAGGTTTATATTGTGACACCCTATAAGGCGTGCCGTAAGTCGTAAGCGAACTCTTGTCTGCTTACGATATTATTTAGCATGGAAATAGTAAAAATAGCATAAAATCACTATGCTATTAATACATACCAGAGCAGCGTTTAGTTAGAATTACAAGTTACATAGTTGTTCTGAACACGGCAGTTCATATTGGCATTGTTATTACGATTAACACCATTATTACGATTAGACACCCTGGGTGTACCATCATAATTATGTCGCCGTGAATTAACATTATTATTCGTATCACTGATTCGCTGGCCATTAGCATCAATACGATAACCATTAGCATCAATACGACGGCCATTCTGATCAATTTGAATAGCATTACGATTTACACCAGAACGATTCTCGTATGGCATAGTAAGTGAATTACCTACAAAAGCACCACCCAAAGCACCTGCTAAGGCACCACCGGCGGTAGCAATCTTCTTACCCATACCGCTACCAAACTGATTACCAGCAAAACCACCTCCAGCAGCACCCAATAGACCACCACCAAGTTGACCCATAGTAGTAGGATTACAAGCACCCAGAGTTAGGGCTACAGCACCAATCACAACAATTTTCATAGTCATACGCATTTTCAGTTCCCTTTGTTTTCATCATCATTTAGTATAGTTATTATAGCAAGGGTTATAGTGTTTGTCAACCTTTTTTTTCACTTAATCGTTAAAAGTTTTTATCATATCTAACAAGTCTTGATAATGTGCCATTTGTTCTAATTCCTTCTCAATTGTAGTCATGATATCAGAATGCTCGGCTACTCCTACGGAATTATCAAGAATATTTTCTACGTTAATCTTGTGCCTGTCGATTTGAGATTGAAAATAGATCTCACTTGCATAAATAATCTTATTCCTCTTTGATGTAGTCATTTCTTCCTCCCAATGCTATACTTAGCCACTAACTCCCATTCTTTCTTCTCTTTATAAGGGAGAATTTTAATTTGATTTAGTGGTGCAACAGGCTTGGCAGATTTACCGGAATCAACTAGAGTTACAAGATCCCATTGTTCTAGCAAGTTTGCAATAGCATTACGTCTACCGATATCAGATTCGTTTTCATTGAAATCTGAAGGCTTACCATCTAGAGCGAATAGCTCCTTGAAGTGAACGATGAAGTATCGGCCTTGCTTGTGTAGAATATGGCAAGATTGGTAGAGTTTCCTATCCTTGCGGGAGGCAACACCAATGCGTGTTAGTGTTTCTTTTACTTTTAAGAAGTCATCCTCTACCTTCAGATGAACTTCTATCATATTACTTAAATCAGTCATTTCATACCACCTTTAATCAATTTTTCTCGTATAAATTCTATTTGCTCATCATTAAGTATTTTGAGTGCTTCTTTTGCTTTATTAACAGAATACCCATAATAGTCAATCACCATTTGTAAAACATCATCATCATTCTTCTTAAACCATTTAGAAAAACGTTTGCGTTTTCTTATGATATTTAGTAAGAATGAATATTGAAGCATATTATCTATATGAGAGTTTTTATTCATCATGTTAGCGAATTGTATGGTATCAGGGAAGTATGATAAGGCCCGATTAGTTAAAAATGGATTGTATGTACTTTCAGCTAATTCTGGATTATCAGAATCAGTCATGATATCTTTCTTGCCGAAATTGATATCATTTACAAAATCAAACGGGTTCATGACCATTCACAATCTGTCATAAGTTCGACCAGACAGGCCACATTATTGATTTCATGATCAACTACGAAGGCTGCTTGATACTGATACTTAGCAAGAATTAAAACCATCTGTGCTATACTTGCAGGTGGCATTTTCTTAGCTGCATTAGTATATAGACTCCGATATAGTACAGAAGTTTCTACATCACTGTTATCTACTACCCATTTACGAATACCACTAAAGTCTTGATTCTTTAACATCTTAACAAGTGATGTAAAAGATTCATCGCTCATTACTGTTAGAATACCAACATCAATTTTACCTGTTGCAGAATATCTTTGTAGTTCATTAAGAATACGTCGCCAATCAGGATTATATTTCTTAATCAATTCTAATATTACTTGACTATCATATTCTACATCATTAGTCTTTAGAATATTCTCTAATCTCTTATAGAATTGAGAACATAGTTCCGGAATTTCTTTTTTGGTAACATTAAATTCGATCACAGAACACCTAGAATGTAGAGGTTCAATAATACGATTTTTGAAATTGCAAGTAAGAATAAAGCCACAGTTCTTAGAGAACTCTTCCATAAAGTTACGGAGTGCTGGTTGAGTCGATTGTGGATTTAGATAGTCTGCTTCATCTAAAATGACATACTTACGTTTGCCGTTGAATGATACAGTAGAAGCAAACTGCTGGATCTCAGTTCTTAGAGTATCGATATTACCTTTCATAGAACCGTTAATCATTAGATAATCTAAGTCTAATTGGTTCAGAAGGGCCCTGGCTACAGTAGTTTTACCGACGCCAGGACCACCTGATAATATTAAGTTAGGCACTTTTCCATTATCAACAAAAGATTGAAAGGTCATCTTCAGTTGTCGGGGAAGTACACATTGAGAAATAGAAGTAGGCCGCCACTTTTCTACCCAAAGAAAATCTTCTGTCATAATATAAACCTTTCAGGTTACTTTTTACCACGATGTTCTATAGAAACTACTTTACCTAGATGATCGACTTCAAGTACTTTACTTCTTATATCAAACCCATTGAAGTCTAGTACTTTGAACATAAAGGTTAAGATACTTTCTACATCTTCATTTTCAAATCTTTTACTATTGAACGAGAAACCGCGCGCGCTNTTNCTCGCTGACCACCCTGTGTTAATTTCTCCTTCCTTAGAATG